TGAAATTAGATCCGGGCAATACGGAACTCTTATCCCAGAAGCAGAGATTACTGAATGAAGAGGTTCAGGCGACAAAGGAAAAACTGGAAGCCTTAAAGACTGCCAGTGAACAGGCCAATGCCGCATTGGAACAGGGAACGATAAGCAAAGACCAGTATGATGCACTCCAGAGAGAAATCATTGCAACGGAGCAAGCTTTGGAAGATTTGGAAGAACAGGCAGAGCAGTCAGCGGTGGCTTTACAGAAGATTGCCAATGCGGGAGAGTCTTTAAAGTCTGCCGGGGATAAGGTCACGGATGTGGGTAAGAAAATGTCCGTTGTATCCGCCGGTATTGTGGCAGCGGGTACAGCCAGTACAAAGGCGGCACTGGATTTTGAGGATGCAATGGCAAAGGTATCTACCATTGCGGATGCCACGGAAGTTCCGATTGATGAACTGGAAAAGGCTATCTTGGATTTGTCCAACCAGACCGGTATCAGTTCCACGGAGATTGCGGATAACGTGTACAATGCCATTTCTGCAGGACAGTCCACAGGGGATGCGGTGAATTTTGTTTCCAATTCCAGCAAACTTGCAAAAGCCGGTTTTGCAGAAGCGGGAGATGCGTTGGATATTCTGACCACCATCTTAAACGCCTATGGCATGGAAGCCAGTGAAGTGACCAATGTGTCTGACATGCTTATCCAGACACAGAACTTAGGTAAGACCACAGTTGCTGAATTATCATCTGCAATGGGTAAGGTCATTCCGACTGCCAATGCTTACGGGGTACAATTAGACCAGCTTTGTGCCAGTTATGCCATTATGACCGCAAACGGTGTTGCCACAGCGGAATCCACAACCTATATGAACTCCATGCTGAATGAACTTGGGAAGTCTGGTACGAAGGTATCGGATATCCTGAAAGAGAAGACGGGAAGTTCTTTTGCAGAATTGATGAATAGCGGTTACAGCTTATCAGACTGCTTGGCAATCATCGGAGATGCAGCTACGGAACAGGGGCTTGCATTTGGTGATATGTGGTCAAGTTCCGAGGCGGCAAAAGCAGGTCTGATTTTACTTGGAGATAGTGCGGAAACCTTTAATGGAACGCTTGCGGAAATGCAGAACAGTACCGGTGCAACGGATACTGCATTTGAAAAATTGAAGACCAATTCCTATACCATTCAGGTGGCAATCAATCAGCTTAAGAATACGGCGATTGAGTTGGGGAATGCGATTATGTCCGTGCTGGCACCGCTTTTGATGTCTCTGGCAGAAACGATTTCCAAACTGACTACATGGTTTTCAGGACTGAGTGATGGAACAAAGAGGTTTATTGTCATTATTGGAATGGTGGTGGCAGCGGTTGGTCCTGTGCTCATTATTGTGGGTAAGATTATGGGTGCAGTCGGCACGATTATGACGGTTGTTCCAAAACTTGCCGGAGTTATCAATACGGTAAAAACAGCATTTGCAGCACTGAATACAACCATGCTTGCCAATCCGATATTCCTAATTATTGCAGCCATTACCGCATTGGTAGCGGCTTTTATTTATCTGTGGAATACCAATGAGGATTTCAGGCAGTTCTGGATTGATTTGTGGGAGAACATTAAGGAAGTTGCCATTGCGGTGTGGACTGCCATTAAGGAATTTTTTGTATCTGCATGGGAAGCAATCAGCAACGCGGCACAGACCATTTGGAACGGAATCAAGAATTTCTTCTCTGCAATCTGGGAGGGCATCAAAACGATTTTTACAACGGTATTAAATGTGATTAGCACGATTGTGACTACCTATTTTAATATCTACAAGACAATTATCACAACCATATTCAATGCAATCAAGACCGTAATTACCACAGTTTTGAATGCAATAAAGACGGTCATTACAACGGTATGGAATACGATTAAGAACGTGTTTACTACGGTATTGAACACCATCAAGTCGGTGGTATCCGGTGCATTCAATTCCATGTGGAGTGGCATTAAAAATATAGTGTCGAAGATTGTCGAAAGCATCAAGACCGGATTCAACAATGCTGTCAGCTTCATCAAGAATCTGGCATCTTCCGCATTCCAGTGGGGTGCAGATATTATTCAGGGTATTGTGAATGGTATTAAGAGTTGCATTGGAAAGGTAAAAGATGCGGTAACAAATGTGGCAGAAACAATCCGTTCTTTCTTGCATTTCTCTGTTCCGGATGAAGGACCTTTGACCGACTATGAAAGTTGGATGCCTGACTTTATGAGTGGTCTGGCAAAGGGAATTGAACAGAGTAAAGCAATGGTTACAAAGGCTGTGGAAGGTGTTGCCGGGGATATGGTTATCAGTCCACAGATGGCGTTGGCCGGATATGGTGCAGATATGAATGTGAAAGCACCGACAGCAACAGAAAGCATTAGTGGAATCACATCTGCCATTACGGAAGCTCTTAGCCAGATGAGTGGACAGCATGGGGATATCGTGATTCCAATTTATCTGGGTGGAACAATGCTTGATGAAGTAATTGTGAATGCTCAGCAGAGAATGAATCTAAGAAGTGGAGGAAGGTAAGATGGCATTTTTTGAATATTTGAAATTTGACGGAACTGTCCTTCCTCTGCCGGATTCTTATGATGTGTCCTTGTCGGCGGTGGAAGCAGACAGTAGCGGAGAGACAGAAGCAGGAACTACACAGAGGGATGTTGTCCGTCAGGGTGTGGTGAATATTTCTGTCTCTTTTTCTGTGACTGCAAAGTGGCTGAAAGCACTGACTGCTTATTCCAAACAGGATAAATTGTCGGTGGACTATTTTGATACGGAAACAGCGGACATGAAGAATACGGAGATGTATATTGAGGGATTTAAGGCGAAACTGGAAAAGGATACATCCTACAGGGGATTGTGGACGGTATCCTTTACTTTAAAAGAATTATAGGAAGGCGGTGTTTGAATGTACCCGGTAAGTGAAGTGTTCCTGTCAGCGGTACAGGAGAACACAAGGAGATATTACTGGACTGGAAAGATTACCACGAAAACAGGTGTGATGCATGAATTTTCCGAGAAAGAGATTGTAAAAGGCAGCGGATATATTTCTGCCCAGTGTTGTGATTCTAACGAAATGGAACTTGGAACGGTGTATGCTTCGGAAATGGGAATCACTCTGTTTCTGGATGTGGACAGGTACACACTGGAAGATGCCAAAGTGGAACTGTTCTATCATCTGGAACTGGAAGATGGCTCATGGGAAGAAGTACCGATGGGGATTTTTGAAGTCAGTGAAGCAAATCGAAAAATCAAGTGTCTGGACATCAAGGCGTATGATTACATGCTCCGATTTGATGAGCCGTTCAATGGATTTGAGACGGTTGGCAATGCTTATGATTTTATGGAACTTTGCAGTAAGGCATGTCATGTGGAACTCGCCCAGACAAGGGAAGAAATTGAAGCTATGCCAAACGGGGCGGAGGTGCTTTCTGTTTATACGGAGAATGATATTGAGACGTATCGCGACATGCTCTATTATGTGGGACAGGTGCTTGGAGGATTTTTTTGCATCAATAGAGTTGGAAAACTGGAATTGAGAAAATATGGTTCTGAACCGGTCATGGAGATTGGAAGCAGACACAGATTCTCTTCCAGTTTTTCTGATTTTATTACCAGATACACTGCGGTCAGCTCCACAAATTTAAAAACGGAGATGGCAGAATATTATGCACTGGAGCCGGATGATGGTCTTACCATGAATCTGGGAACCAACCCATTGTTGCAGTTTGGTGTGGATGAGACCAGAAAAGAACTTTGCACAAATATCTTAAATGACCTTGCGGTTATCAATTATGTGCCTTTTGATTCAGAAACCATTGGCAATCCGGCATTGGATCTTGGGGATGTGCTGAAGTTCTCCGGCGGTCATGCGGATGGTGCAAGATTATCCGCCGTGATGTCCATGCAGATAAAGATTGGAGGGAAACAGACACTGAAAGGTGTCGGTAAGAATCCGAGATTGGCAAGGGCAAAGAGTAAGAATGACAAGAATATCTCTGGGCTTTTGAACCAGATTGAAGAGAATAAGACAGCGGGAAAAATCGGTATCCATACATTTACCAATGCCAGTGCGTTTTCTATCTCTGATACAGACACAAAAATTATTTCCATCGAATTTGCAACCAGTGAGGAAGTCATGGCGCAGTTCTTTGGTTCTGTGATTGTGGATGTAAAAGCAGATCCTGTGGAAAAAAGCGTGACAGCAAAGACCAGTCTGGTGATTCCGGCTGTTGATGTAACAGCGATTGTTTCAGAAACTGAGGGAGAAGAAGCGGGAGAAAGTACAACAGATGAAGGTACAGAACTGGAAGTTATCGGTAATACGAAAGAACAGACCATTGAACTGGAAGTGCCAGTTGCATGGAAAGAAGATGGAATGGCAGTTGCCCATTTTGTATTTGAACTCAATGATGTGGTTATTGACATCCATCAGCCGGAAGAAACATGGCATTCTGGGAGACACACCATCATGCTTTATTATCCCATTGATCATGTGATCGCCAATTACAGAAACATCTTTAATGTTTACATGAGGGTGGAAGGTGGCACAGGGAGCGTGGGAACAGGAAATTGTCTGGCTGCCATTACCGGACAGTCGATGGGTGCCGGAGAGGCTTGGGATGGAGAAATCAAGATTGAAGAAAAGATTACTTCATTCTCTTTGGGAACAGTTACAAGAGCAGTTGGCCTTAGTGATGCTGTCAGCTTCAAGATCGATGAAACTATGAGAAGGGCATATGTAGATGTGCTTACTGAAAGAATTAAAATCGGTGCTTTTGCAATGCCGATAGAAACGGAGGACTAAATGAAGTTAAAAGGAACTATGGTATTGGAATTAACCGATACAAATACAGGCGAAGTGGAGCGTGTGGAAGAAACCAATATGCTTACCAATGCAGTAAACCATATTTTAGGGTTAAATCCGATGGGGATATTCTATGCGGCCAGTGATGAATATGATGAACATGTGCTGTGGAATGATGTGTTGCTTCCTATCTGTCCGAACATGATAGGGGGCATTCTTCTTTATTCAGAGCGATTAACGGAGGATGTGGAAAATATATATCCAACCACAGCAAAACTGCCGGTGGCATATGCCAGTAACGATGTCAATGCTACCGCCAGTGTGGCAAGAGGAAGTATGAACCTGACAGAGAGCAAGGCACTTGACAATGGGTTCCGTTTTGTGTGGGAGTTTACGCCGAGTCAGGGAAACGGAACGATTGCAGCGGTAGCACTTACTTCTGCCCAGGGTGGAAAGAATGTGTATGGAGATATGGAAGGGTCAGCAGAATCTTTTCTTGTGCTTAAGAGGGTAACTCTGGATGCTATGGAAAAAGAGGAAATGGCTAGTATTTACAGTGCCGTGGAGGTGGATTTTGAAAATAATGTGATGTACAGCATCCGTTTTCAGGATGCCTCCGTCATTGTCCGTAAGAAAAAGCTGCCGGTGTTTACGCTGGGAATCAATGACAGGTTGAATGACATGACCTGTACCTTGATTGAGGAAAAGGTTCTCACATGCAATACGTTTGCATTTCTTGGAAGTTATACGCCTTATGGGAATTTCTTTGACGGGCATGATGGGTATTGGTATGGATTTGCCAATCAGGGCAATTCTTCCGGGGATGCTACCATGTACTGGATTAAGATTAAAAAGGATGACTATTCTTATACCGAAGGTGTGTGGACTTTGTCCAATGCACACCTGCAGGCTGTGGGAAGTTTTAAGGTGGATACTTATGTAGAGAGAGCCAACAGGGGAGTCATCCGAAATGGCTATCTGTATGTTCCGGCTTATGATCTTACCGGTATTTACAAAATCAATGTGAATAATTCGGCGGATGTGACCTTTATTGAATTTGGCTTTACATCAGCCGGAACAGCCTTGTCCGGTTCCAGTACCGGAGCAACTTATGTTGTGTTGATCAATGATCTGATTATCGGATGGGATTACCAGATTAAACCGGATGATACGGTGGTGCAGACTGCCGGAAGTAAGAGATTTCTCTATGCGGGAACACCTTTATTTCAGTATAAGGAGTTTGTAACCACATGGGGAGGAAATTACGGTTCGGATTACCACAGCACATTTCTGGTGACTCCGTATCTGGCAAGTATCAACAATCTGGATTCGGCGGTCATCAAGAATACGGATAAGACAATGAAGATTACCTATGAACTGACAGAGGTAACAGAATAATTTAATCACAGGGAGCTTTGGCGATAGTGTTCAAAGCTCCTTTTAATATGCACAAAAAGAAAGCGAGGTATAAGTTTATGAAAGAATTTTGGAATGTGATTCAGATGGTGTTCACTGCGGTGGGCGGATGGCTCGGATATTTTCTGGGTGGTTACGATGGTCTTCTCTATGCACTGGTTGTGTTTATGGTGGTGGACTATATCACAGGCGTCATGTGTGCAGTTTCTGATAAGAAGCTGTCCAGTGCGGTTGGTTTCAAGGGCATTTGTAGGAAAGTGTTGATTTTGATGCTTGTAGGCATTGCAAATCTTCTGGATGTAGAGGTTATTGGAACAGGTGCAGTATTAAGGACTGCTGTGATTTTCTTCTATCTGTCCAATGAGGGTGTGTCCTTACTGGAGAATGCGGCACATCTTGGCTTGCCTATTCCAGAGAAGTTAAAGGCAATCCTGGCACAGCTCCATGACAGGGCAGAAGGGGATGGTGATGACAATGAAGTTGGTTAAGAGTTTATTGACAAAAAATCCGTGTTATACAGCCGGAAAAAAGATTACAGTGAAGGGGCTTATGCTCCATAGTGTAGGGTGTCCTCAGCCGAGGGCATCCGTTTTTATTAACAGTTGGAACAGGGAAGATTATGACAATGCCTGTGTCCATGCATTCATTGATGGAAATGACGGAACTGTGTACCAGACACTTCCGTGGAATCACAGAGGATGGCATGGTGGTGGCTCATGTAACAATACCCATATCGGTGTGGAAATGTGCGAACCGGCTTGTATCAAATATACCGGTGGTTCTACATTTACCTGTTCTGATAAAGCGACTGCAAAGGCGGTAGCAAAGAGAACTTATGAAGCGGCGGTGGAATTGTTTGCCATGCTTTGTAAGGAATATGACCTGAACCCGACAGCAGATGGTGTTATCATCAGCCATGCAGAAGGTCATAAGAGAGGAATTGCAAGCAATCATGGAGACCCAGAACATCTCTGGAGACAGCTTAATATGGGCTATACCATGGATGGATTCCGTAAGGATGTTAAGTCTGCTATGACAGAAAAAGCGTCTGGTATGCAAGCAACGGAATTTGTCTCACTTTCTGAGACAGAAGTTGTTGCAAAGGTGGGTGCATTGTTTACTGCTGATCAGAAGAAAAGTGGTATCCTGGCATCTGTTTCTTTGGCACAATTCATTCTGGAAAGTGGATATGGCAAGAGCGAACTTGCCCAGAATGCCAATAATTGTTTTGGCATGAAGAAATCTCTGTCCGGTAACACATGGAGTGGTTCTGTCTGGGATGGAAAGTCTGTGTACACAAAACAGACGAAAGAGCAGAATCCAGATGGTTCTTATGAAACTATCACAGCAGATTTCCGTAAGTATATCTGTGTTGAAGATTCCATTGCAGACCACAGTGCATATCTGCTTGGTGCCATGAATGGCAATAAGAAGAGATATGAGGGCATTGCCGGAATGACGGATTACAAGAAAGTGGTACAGCTTATCAAGGATGGTGGATATGCCACATCTCTGACCTATGTGGAGAAGCTGTGTTCCATTATCGAGAAATGGAATCTGACACAGTATGATGTAAAAGAGACTGTTGCAGAACCGGAGAAGTGGTACAGAGTCCGTAAGAGTTGGACAGACGCAAAGAGCCAGAAGGGTGCTTATAAGGTGCTGAAGAATGCGAAAGTATGTGCAGATAAGAATGAGGGCTATTCTGTTTATGACTGGAATGGCAATGCGGTGTATACACCATCAAAGTCATCCGAGCCGGAGCAGAAAAAAGTTTCTTACCGTGTCCGTGTCAGCATTAAGAATCTGAATATCAGAAAAGGCCCTGGTACACATTTTGCAAAGACAGGAGCATATACCGGAGTGGGTGTGTTTACTATTGTTGCAGAGAGCGTAGGGCTTGGTTCTGAAAAAGGATGGGGCAAGCTGAAAAGCGGTGCCGGATGGATTAGTCTGGATTATGCGAAGAAAATATAATATGTAGTGAATCGACCTGTGGGTGCTGTTATGGTGCTCGCAGGTCTTTTTTTGTGTGTGGTTGCAAGTAGCACGGGAAAGTTGCGATTATGGATAGAATAGAAATAAAAGTTGCTAATAAACTATTTGAGTTGCAAATAAGGGTAAAAATATTGAAAAAAATGCAACAAGTGGTATTATAGAGATGTGAAAGGCAACAGCTTTTGCGAAATATTTCTGGAAGGAGAACTTAAAATGTCAAAGGAAAATGAAATTGCTTTTTTGTGTAAAAGATTAAAAGAACTTCGAGAAAAAAATAATTGCACCATGGATGAAATGGCTCAGAAGTTGGCTGTTAATGGTATCGCACCTAATAAATCATCTATTTCAAGAGTGGAAGCAGGAAAAACAAGTGAGAAAACTTTAATTGAAACTGCAAGAAAGTATTGTGAGGCCTTTGGTATGTCGGAAGAGCAGACAAACCAGTTCTTACGAGGAGAACGAATTGCGGTTCCGGATACATCTGCTTTATTAAAAAATTCACAGCTTATTGATGAACTGAACAAAGAATACAGCAAGGTAATTATTCCGAAAGTTGTTGTGGATGAATTGGATAATATCAAAAACAAAAATTCTGGACCATTAGGAAGAAAAGCATGGGAAGTGATCCGTGGAATTAGCTATGGAGATAGAACAATTCTTATGGATTATACAGGAGACAGTGATGAAGAAAATGAGGATTGCAAGATAATCTATATTGCTCAGGAAGCATCGGATATGTACCACTGCAAAGTTGATATTATTACGGAGGATACGGACTATTCGGCATACTTAAAAGGTAATGAATCAGTAGCAGCTTTGCATTTAAGAGAATATATGGCTACGAAGCAAGAGCTTATCAATATGTCTAAGATTTCAAAAATTGATGCATATTATGCTGATTCATACGAGAAGTGTGAAGTGCCGAACGCAGAAGAAATCAATGCTTATTTACCAGATGGAAACACTCTGATAATTTCAGCAGTAAGAAACCGAAAAGCAACATTTGAGCAGAGAAAGTCCAAAATTGAATGGCTTATTTCTCTTGGTGCAGATAAGAACAAAAGAGATTGCAGTAGAAGATATTTCCCGCCAATTTCTCACGCAGTTCAAATGGGAGATTATGACATGTTTCTATTCCTATTGAAAGAGTGTGAAGTAAACCCAAATGTGGGTAGCAGAAATCCGTTTGATGCAGGTAAAGTCCGCCAAAAGAATGAAGGAAATATGCCACTGATGATTGCTGCATGGGAAGGTAAAAAAGATTTTGTGATTGCTTTGTGTGAAGATGAAAGAACCAGTATCAATCAACAGGACGCCAATGGATTTACAGCACTTATGAAAGCGTGTATGAATGGCCATTTTGCGAATGATAGAGAAAAACGCACATGGGATATTAGAAAAATTTTAATTGATGCAGGTGCAGACCAGAGAATTGTTGATATAGATGGTAAAACAGCAGCAGACTGGGTGAATGAGTATCATGATTCTGGTCCAACAAGAAAGCAATTTAAGCGAGGAAGCGGAAATAGTAAAAATGGCCGCGAACAAAAGAGAGGGCAAAGATGGTAGATCGTGTATGTATTTCAATAAATAATAGGTGCAATCTTAATTGTAAATACTGTCATTTCCATGAAAAGAAAGATTCTATTAAAGCCGATGAAATGGATGTTATTGAAATTCTGGATAATATTAGGGATTACATAGACAGCAATGACATTGATGTATTTAAGATTGGATTTGTTGGGAATGGCGAACCGTTGTTGGAATATGATGCACTTAAGGAATACATATTGCATATTTCTGACTATCTTGCAGATGGGCGTATTGCGGCATATTCCATTACAAATGGATTGCTTGTAGATGAATCCAAATTGCAGTTTTTTAAGGATCATAATGTTAATCTTGGTTTTTCTATTGATGGCATTTCATCAATTCATGACATGTACAGATGCAACACACATGCCAGAGTAATGGAAAAGATTGAATTATATCGAAAGGTTAATGGAAAATATCCGTCCATGAATTGTACTGTGGGTAAAGAAATCTTGGAAAAAGCAGATGATACACTCGAATTTTTTCAACAGTTTAATACCAGAGTGACTTTTTCGAGGATGATTGGGCAGTATGGGATTACGCTGAATGAGTTCAATGAATTTTTGAAGAAAGCAGTTCAAAAGCTAAATGTAAGAACCGGCGGGTATGACTGTACTATGTATGGTGGTTTATGTGGTGCCGGTATGAATAACTTTTTCTATGCAAATGGAAAAATTTATTTCTGCGGGAATTGTGTAGACCTACCGGAATTGGGCATGAGTAGTATGCCTATTCATGAATTGGAAAAGATATCGTTGGTGTTCGATAGGACACAGTGTTATAAGGAGACAATATGCGAATAGGTTTGTATGGACTTCCTACGGCAGGGAAAACTTTCATATTAGATGCTGTTAGAAATTTTGAGGTGCTGGCAGGCAGCTCCCTGTTAAAAACATTAGCACCGGATTTTCATGCGTTGACGGCTGAAGAGAAAACGCACGTTAGAAAACAGTTGGCAGAACAGCTTAAGGCCAAAGACAATTTTATCATGGATGGTCATTATTCATTTGGTGATGAAGTTGTGTTTACTGATGAGGACGGAGAACTATACGATGTATTTTTATATTTATATGTAGATCCGGCTATTCTAAAAAAAAGAATGGAAGATTCCTTAAGAAATAAAAAATATCTTGCTTTTAATGTTGAAAAGTGGCAGATGTTTGAATTGGAATCTCTTCGTCAGTATTGCCATAAGCATAATAAGGATTTCTACGTTCTGGACAATCCGGGAAAAGGCTATTTCCCAGATATAAGTCTGGTTCTAGAATTTATTGATAGTTTGGCAGCAGGATATAGTTGTGTATCATATGCAAGAAAATGTGTGAGAAATATTTTAGAAAAGACAGAAGCCAGAATGATATGTTTGGCAGATGGAGATAAGACATTGACAATCGAAGATAGTAGTGGTGTTTTAGGATACAAGACACACATATTTGATGGCAATTTTTATACAGGTTTCCAGGCGTGGAGACACAATAGAGAAATGACTGATTTTTTACGTTTCATTGATTGGACATGCCAGCCATTTGAAAAGTTGGGAATACATTTCAATCGTTCCGTTATAGAACGAATTAAAGTGCCGTGTTTTGTATTAACTGCGGGACATTATGGCATATGGAAAGAAATTGCAAGCGAACTTAAAATGCCGATGTATTGTGGTGAGCAGATGTCAGCAGAGACAAAATATTTCATTGTAAAGTTTCTTCAAGAGCAAGGCATTAGAATTGTTGCATATGGGGACAGCATGAATGACTATTATATGTTGAAGCAGGCAGATGAAGGATATTTAATTGCTAAAGCAGATGGTACATTGAGCCGTTCTTTAAAATATATGGACACGGAGGGGATAACTATTGTTTGAGGTTAATAAGACTGACAGAATAAATGAGTTGATTTCGATAACAAAGTCAGACTCTGGGATTTCTGGCCCTGAACTTGCAATGGCACATATGGAACTTGGAAAACATCTGGCACAAAGTTTTCCTGAAATGAAGCCAGAAGACACAACGGTGGTGGCAATGCTCAGAGGAGGGATATTCTTTGCAGAGGGAATATATTTTCATCTGGGATGCAAGTTTCAGATGTATGATCCGAAAAAGGATGAGTTTGTTAGACCCAGAACGAAGAATGTAATCATCGTTGATTCAGTTATAAATACTGGGCATACGATAAAAAAGATTTTGCAACCAGACATGCTGATTGCAAGTTGCGTTGTAAATGAGCAGGCAACAGAACTTTTTGGTAATCAACTCTATACAATAAGAGTATCGAAAAACTCTTTTGTAGGGGCAAATGTTAATAAACAAAATGGTGGAGTAGGACCGGATACGACAATGAGACTATTCAATCAGATATAAGAAAATGAGACTTGACGTGTATTGTCGAGTCTTATTTTTTTGCTTTGTTGCAAATCTCTTAAAAAAGTTGCAAAAAAGGTGTGATTATAGTCTTAAGTTGCAGTTGTTGTTGCGAAGTTGCGTTAACGATTGCAAAAGTGCAGTTAGTTGCAACATTGTTGCAACGGGTTGCAAGAAAGGTCAAAACTATTGAACAAAATGCAACAACTGGTATAATGAAATCACAAAGCAACAGAAAACACCTAATAAGGAGGATACGGATATGAAGACACAGAGAGTTGAGGAACTTATGGCAGGTATGAAGAGTTTTAGTAAGGATGGTTACCACAAGAGCGAATTGCTCAGCGAGATGTTTGCGCTACAGCAGGAAATCGTGGAACTTACTTTCAGCGGAGAACATGCAGCAACGGCAGAATTGAAAATCTGGGATGTTGAAAAACATCTGGAACAGCTTAATGAAGAATGCGGTCATGTGGCTGATGAAGAACTCCAGAAATTTATGGAAAGTAGCAAAATTCTTTGCAATCTGATCAAAGCCGAGATTTCCGGAAATAGAGGTGAGTACAAAGCCTTCAAAACTCTTGAATATCTCCAGTCTCAGAACAGAGTAATGCGAAATGTAGAACTCAGCAATGGAGAAACACGAACAGAGATTGATGCATTGGTAATTACGCCTAAGTGTTTAACCATCGTTGAAGTTAAGAATACATCAAAGAATATTCTTATTGATGAAGATGGTAACTACTACAGAACCGGTGAATTTCTTAAGTGGGACTGCAATATTGCTGAGAAGATGGCAGTAAAAGAAGAACTTCTCAGAAAAGTTCTTGAATCCGCTGGATACGGACATATTCGCATCAGAAGTGTTGTGGTATTTACGAATAACAGGATTGAAGTACAGAACAAATTTGCACAGCTCAGAACCTGTTTTGTAAATCATCTGGCGTATGTGATTGATGGATTTAGATTGGAAGAGGTTATTACCATGAATGACATGGACTGCATCCAAAATGCCATAGAGAATGCTATGTGCCAGGAAGCATACCCATTTGAATTTGATGCTCGTCAATATCAGACAGACTTCGTCAATTTGCTTGCAACGCTTGAATTTGCAAAAGCTAAAGCCGAAATACAGGCAGAAACGGTTACTGAATTTGAACAGCATCATGAGCGAGTAAGTAATCAGACTCACAATAGAGTAAAAAAGGTTACTTTTGCAGATGTAATGAGAACATTATTTACATCCAAACAGGTTAGATATGCTGGAAGTACAGCAGCAGCGGTTGCGATTACGGTGGTATCCGGAATCATTGCAGCTAACACAGTTAGTAAAGGAGGGTTTTAAAAATGAACGATGTTATGAAGGGAATGATCTTGGTACTTATGATTTTATACATAGTGTCTCCGCTAGATGCGTGTCCGGGGCCACTGGATGATTTCATTGTATTACTAATCGGTATTGCTGCTCGCAAAGGGCTTGAAGTTGTAGAAGGATAGGAGGATTACGGAAATGAAAATTGGAATTATGAAGAAGGGCGACAAAGTGTTAACCATTACGGCTGAATTTATAGCAGTTCAGAGAAAAAATGGGGAAGTTGATATCATTCCTATGGTTAAGGATGAAATGGGGCTGAGGGTTGATATTGAAGGTATTGTTACTATCGGATATGGCGAAAACATCGTAGAGGTATCCACCGGCGATGTTGTGGTTACTACATTTTAAGGGGGAACAGACGATGGCAGGGAAGAAAGATAAATCAGTGGTAGCAGTAATTTCAGGATTGACCGATAGTCAAGCGGCAAGGATATCAGCAGATATTATGAAATCAAAACAGAGGAATGCACCTAACGGAAGAGGTACAGTGGCATCCGGTTTCACATCAAGTGTTGGTTCATTGCTCCAAAAAGGTACTAAAAGGATAGGAGGCTAAACAATGGCAAAGAATAGATCATCGGCACATACAAAGGCACAGAGAGCTGGCAGGGAAAGAGACGGAAACAGATGTCAGATTTGTGGTTCTAAGAATCATGTGGAAGGACATCATATCGTAGACCATCAGTTTGGCGGTGCGGCAAGCGTGGATAATATTATTGCACTGTGTCATAAGCATCATAATGATGTACACAAGGGGAATATTGATATTTTTAAAATATAAGATAACCATTTAATTCACAAATGGCCTACAGGACGAATTGCCTGTAGGTCTTTTTTATTTCCAAAGTGCAAATTTTGCCCTTTGGATTGCCCTTTGAAATTCCAAAGTATCAGAATCCTATTCCAAAGTGTCAATTTGATACTTTGAAAAATTTATACAGAGGTTAAAATCCACACCATTATCTTTGCCTGTGACATAGGAGGGAATCCCTCACTATGTTTTGGAGGTGGCGGAATGAGCAACCATGATAATGCAAGCATCAGTCAGGAAGAAATTGATAGAACAGCACGTATAAATATGGAAGTGTGTGCTACGTTTGTGGCAAGGATGATTCAAAAATATGGGCATGAAGTGTTGGCGGAAATCGAAGAAATGAAGGCAAAAGAGAATACGAATGAGCAGTGAGATGAGCCGGTTACATTTTTTTGTAATCGGCTCATTTTACCCGCTGACGCAATCGAAAAAGTGCGTTATATTTTAGATCCAAACATGAAAGACGAACAATCATTGAGCAACCGAAAAGGGGGATATGATGAGAAAGAAAAAATGTTATATATACACCAGAGTATCCACGATGGCTCAGACAGAGGGTTACAGTTTGGAAGCACAAGTCGAAAGGCTCCGTGAATACGCTGAATATAGAAATTTGCAGATTGTTGGTGAATACTGTGACGCGGGTAAATCCGGAAAAAGCATAAAAGGAAGACCGGCTTTTCAGGAGATGATGGATGACATTGTAAATGGGAAAGATGATGTTTCCTATGTGTTGGTATTCAAGTTATCCAGATTCGGAAGAAACGCTGCAGACGTTCTTAAATCCATGCAGTTACTGAATGATTATGATGTGGATTTGGTATGTGTGGATGATGCGATAGATAGTTCCACACAGGGCGGAAGACTCACTCTGGCGATTCTCTCAGCCGTAGCCGAAATTGAGAGAGAAAACATAACCGTTCAGTTCAATGCCGGTAGGATGCAGAAAGTTTTGGAAGGTGGATGGCCTGGTGGACCAGTTCCGTATGGGTATAGAAACATCAAAAAACAGATGCAGATTGAACCCACGGAAGCGGAGTTGGTTAAGAAAATGTTTGAAGCATTTCTTATAGATGGAATGACAACCACATCCGTAGCGGCTTATATGAATGAACAAGGATACCGCAGAGTGATTAAAGGCGAAGAAAGACCATTTACCTATGACTTTGTTGCAAATGCGTTGGAGAATCCGTTTTATTGTGGAAAGATTCTGTACGGGAAACGAAGTAAGAAAAAAGATGTCATGGTCATACAGGGGATTCATGAACCGATTGTAGATGAAGATTTATGGAAACAAGTGCAAGCGAAAAGAAAAGAATTATCTGTGAAATGGCAAAAGGTAGATGATCCTGAGCGAATCAGCATACTATCCGGTTTGGTTAAATGCCCGCTGTGTGGCAAAGGCATGATTGCAACAAAGAATAAGCATGTGAATAAGAACAGAGGTGGTCATTATAAAACCATTCATTATTATTCATGTAGGAATCATCGTAAATCCAGTGGTCGTGAATGTTCTTTTACTCGCCAACTTAATCAGTCAAAGATTGATTCCAGTGTGTTTGAAATCTTTTCTGGGATTACAGCGTTGCCGGAATACCATGAGATGATTGCGAATGTGCTAGGGAATCAGCCTTCTGTGGAACTATTGGAAAACGAATTGAAAGCCCTGAGGAAACAGCTTAGAAGTTATGAAACCCAGAAACGAAAACTGGGAGAGGAGTTGGATGGGCTTGATATTCTGGATGATGATTATGATGAAAACTACGATAGGATACAGTCTGAGATGGATGAAATCTATGACAGAATGGATGATGCAGAATCTGCTATATCGAAGATAAAAAAGAAACTGTCTGCGACTAAGAATGGAATCCGTTCTATTGAAAAGGTCAAGGAGTTGGTGGAACATATGCAGTTGCTCTTTCCTAAAATGACCTGTGACGAGCAAAAGGAGATGTACCGATTGTTCATTGAACGAATAGACATTTATCCGGAAGAACAAGATAATGGGAAGCTGATAAAAAGTATCACCTTTAAGTTTCCTGTTTATTATGAAGATTATGAGACAGTACCTACTAAAACACCGGATGATCAGATTGGATTTGTATTAGATTGCAGTACATTAGGTCTGACGGTGGCAGAGGCAAAAGCAACATATGCAGAGATTAAAGCATATGTGAAAGAAAAGTATGGTGCTCCTGTTCATTCGTTATATATTGCTCAGATTAAAAAGAAATATGGTTTGGACATGGGGGTAAATTACAACCTATCCAAAAAGGAAAATGCAAGAGTTCCGACCTGTCCTAAAGAGAAAGAGGCGTACATTGTGGATGCATTGAAACATTTTAGGATGTTGGACATGTCGGTGGAAATGGAGGCGTAGGAAGTGAAAAGTAAAAGATTAAAATGTTATATATACATCAGAGTATCAACCGCAATGCAGGTAGATGGATACAGTTTGGAAGCCCAGAATGATAGACTTACAAAATATGCAGAATTTCAGGGGATGGAAGTTGTTAAGGTTTATTGCGATGCTGGTAAATCCGGAAAGAACATTACAGGCAGACCGGAGTTCACACAGATGCTTCAGGATGTGGCGGATGGAAAAGATGGTGTTGATTACATTCTGGTATTCAAGTTATCGCGTTTTGGAAGAAATGCTGCTGATGTATTAAATTCATTGCAATACATACAAGATTTTGGTGTAAACCTTATCTGTGTGGAAGATGGAATTGATTCATCAAAGGACTCTGGAAAACTTACCATCACGGTATTATCTGCTGTTGCAGAAATTGAGCGTGAGAACATTCTGGTTCAGACAATGGAAGGAAGAAAGCAGAAAGCCAGAGAGGGAAAATGGAATGGTGGTCAGGCACCATTTGGATACTCACTGGATTCTAAGAACAGTACACTGATTGTGAATCCGGAAGAAGCAGAACTGGTAAAACTCATTTACCAGAAATATGTATATGAAGACATGGGATTGGATACAATAGCAAACTTCCTGAATGACCGTGGTTATAAAAAGAAGAAAACCAGAAGACGTGAATTGGATTATTTTACGAGAGGAACTGTAAAGAACATTCTGGACAATCCGGTATATGCGGGTAAAATCGCATATGGGAAAAATGTTACCGAAAAGGTCAAGGGTACCAGAGACCAGTTCCGAAGAGTTAAGAGTGACGAATATCTTTTGGCGGATGGTCTCCATGATGCCATCATTGATGAAGAGTTGTGGATGCAGACCAAAGCTAAAAGAAAAATAACCGGGGTAAAATGGAACAAGACGCATAGTCTGGAGCATGAACATATTTTATCCGGCATTATAAAATGTCCGATATGTGGGCATGGCCTGAGTGGTACGGTAAGACGTCGCAAGAATAAGAAAACCGGAGACTATGTGGATGATTTCTATTATCGCTGTCAACACAGACACAAGATTGATGATGAGCATTTTTGTAATTTTCAACCGTCTCTTAATCAGAATGATTTTAACCGTGAAGTGGAGCAAGTGATTCTGGATATGGTAAACCATGAGAGTTTCCGTCAATTTGTTATGGACAAGGTTGATACAAAAGTTGATGTAAGTGCTCTGGAAGAAGAACGTGAGAGAATCAGAAAGTTGCTTAGACAGGTAATGGGAGCGAAAACAAAGCTCACAGACATGCTTGATAAACTGGATGTGATGGATAAGCACTATGACCGAAAGTATCAGGACATGCATGACAGACTGGATAATCTGTATGATAAGATTTCCGAATATGAAGACAGCATTGCAGATATCACAGCGAGAATCGAAGCTGTATATGGAAATCAGATTACCGGAAAGCAGATATATGACATTCTGGTACATTTTGAAATGATGTACTATAAAATGACGGACCTTGAAAAGAAAGAGTTTATGAAAGACTTCATAAACAGTATAGAACTTTATCCAGAAAAGATGTATAATGGAAGCATCGTGAAACAAGTAAATTTTAAGTTCGGTGTTTATTATGAAGGGCAGGAAACTATGGATATTCGGTTGCTCAACGAAAAAACAGTCGAATGCGTGGCACTGCTGAAGAGGGCAGAGTAAAAAGGAGGTATATGTATATGGCGAAACTTGAAAAAACACTGCAAGGTGATTTTGATTCCATTTTATTCAGAATCGAAAGAGGCATTCTGGAGGGCAGTGTATCAGCTACGCTGGAAGGTTCAAGTGATTTCAGGGACGGTGAAGCCAGATGCAGTGTCCGTGTATTTGAACGGTACAGCCACGCAGGCGGCAACCGCGTCAGTATGAATGTCACCCTGTTCCAAAATGGAGAGGGCGAACTGCAGCTTTCAGCCATTACTGCCGGAGGAAGCCAGGCGGTATTCTTTAAGGTAAACACCTGGGGTGAGGAAGCCTTTCTGGATAAATTAAGAGAGATTCTGTAGGATGGAAGTATTCTGTATAATCTTTTAATCATAATAAAATATAATTATGCTCCTTGCACCTCGCGGGGGCATTTGTTATAATTAAAATATGAACAAATGTTCTGCAATAAGATGGGGTGAACTGTATTTTTGGAGGCCGGATATGAACGATTTATCAGAAATGATTATATATACAACCGAAGACGGTTTAACGAAGGTCAACGTTAACTTTGATGGTGATACTGTATGGCTGACGATGAATCAAATGGCTGAATTGTTCCAACGTGATAAATCCACGATTTCTAGACATATAAAAAATGTGTTTGAAGAAGGTGAACTGAACAGAGAAGCAACTGTTGCATTTTTTGCAACAGTTCAAACTGAGGGTGAAAGAACGGTAGAGCGAATGCTTGACTATTACAACCTCGACGTCATCATCTCTGTCGGCTATCGTGTAAAGTCCCAGCGAGGTGTTCAGTTCAGAATCTGGGCGACCAATATTTTGAAAGAATATATGCGGAAAGGCTTCGTTCTGGACGATGAACGCCTGAAGGGCAA